ACCGCTGCCCTGATGTCCCGCAATGATTTCAACGGGATGAGCTTCGGCTATCTCCCCGACAAATACCAACTGGTCAGAACACCGGAGGGAATTGTCAGGGAACATACGAGCGGCACACTCATTGAGGTCTCAGTTGTCTTCGACCCAGCCTTTGAGAATTCATCTGTTGAACTCAATGCACTGGATGAACCACCGGAAGAAGTCCTGCAAGAGATCAGGGAATTTCTGGCGACACCAAAACTCAATTCTGCCAAGAGAAAATTGGAACTCGCCAGCATAGATAACTGAGAAATTGATTAGCGTTTAATCAACTCTCTCAAATATCTGGAATAAGACGGCGAACTGTCAGCACTCTGGATCAATACAACTTTTGTATCGACCCGCCGACAGTTCGTCGTTTTTTTGTTGGGTCACTTGGAGGAAGATGAGTTTAACTACTTACAAACAGGATCGTGCGGAACAAATCAAGGAAGCACGAGCCATCACGGAACTCGCCGATAACGAAGGGCGAGACCTCACTGCGGACGAACAGGAATTGTTCAACGACCGCATGGAAGCAATCAAAGGACTGGATGAGAAGATCGCTCGTGGAGAGCGACTTGAAAAGCTGGAAGCCAGCATCAAGGAATCTGCTGGAAGAATTTCCAAGCCCGAACAATTTCAGAAGGACATCCATCGGGAAATCCAGCGTTACTCTTTGGTTCGTGCCATCCGCTGCCAAGTCGAAGGGAAGAAGCTGGATGGTATTGAAGCCGAAGTATCCGCTGAGATTGCCAAGCAGTATGGCAAATCACCCGAAGGTTTCTATATGCCATTGGAGCAATATGGAAACCTTGACACCACAACGGGTGCAGGTGCGGTGGAATCGGTGCATGACATGCCTGAGTTCATCGAACTGCTCAGAGCCAAGATGCTGATGAATGTTCTGGGAGCAAGAGTGCTTCCGGGTCTTGTGGGAAATGTTCATGTCCCCAGACAATCCGGTGGAGCAACGGCGTACTGGATCAATGCTGATGGCAGCGCAAGCATCACTGGTAGCAACCAGACCTCCGATCAGGTTCCATTGTCACCAAGCACAGTTGGTGCAAGCACGACTTACACAAGAGCATTCTTGCGACAGACTTCGCTCGCTGTTGAGCAGTTTGTTCGCAACGATCTCGCAACTGTTCTCGCTATCGAACTGGATCGTGTTGGATTCAATGGAAGCGGTTCTGGTGCTGAACCCGAAGGTATTTTGCAGAACAGTTCCGTTTCGACCGTCTCCATCGGTCTTGATGGTGGTCCAGCAACACATGGAACAGTTGTCGATCTGGAAACGGATGTGGCTGATGCCAATGCTGATTTTGGAAGTTTGGCTTATGTCACTTCTCCAAAAGGTCGTGGAATGCTCAAACAAACCATCATCGGCAGCAACACTGCTGCCAAATTCATCTGGGAGAACAACGAGATCAACGGTTATCGTGCTTTTGCCACGAACCAGATTCCATCGGATTTGACCAAAGGTTCTTATGGAACTGATCTGACTGCAATTTTGTTCGGCAATTTTGCTGACTGTCTCTATGGATTGTGGAGCGGAGTTGATGTGGTGGTGAACCCGTACACGGACGATCTCAAGGGAGCGGTCAGAATCACCATGATGCAGGACTGCGATTTTGCACTCAGGCACACTGGATCGTTCAGCAAGTGCGTCGATCTTGAAACGACTGTCTAAAAGTTTGGTGATGGTCCTCGACCCATCGCCTTGAACTGACCAGCACCATGTCTGTCTGGTCTCGTTGCAAAGGGGTGATCTCGTCTCAGATCACCCCTTTGTTTTTCACATTACAATTTTTGTATTGGTTTCTCTAACTATCACATGAAACTCCAACAAATCATCTATCTCTTGGAGCCGACCTTGATCGGCAATAAATGGCTCGAAACCGGCGAACTCGTGGACTGCGGTTGCAGGGAACGAGCGAAGAAATTGCAGAATGATGGCATCTGTTTTGTCGTGGCGTGTGCCCCTGCTTTCGCTCAATTTCTCAAAGACAATCCTGATGGCGAATGGATTGAGTGCGAGCAGTTTCTCGCACGGGTGAAGACATTCCCGCTGGAATGGAGAACTCCCGAATGGGAGGCATTGGTGTCTCAGTTCGATTCCAGTATTGATCGGTTCATCTCGGTGAACATCACGGTCAATGGTGAGGATGTGGAACCGGAAGTGGTCGAAGAAAAACCCCAGCCGAAGCCCAAGAGGAAACGAGTGAAGAAGTCATAGATAGTGCATGGAATATCATGTTGTCACCGAACCGACCGAACCCATTGATCTCACACTCGTCAAGACTCACTGTCATATCGACCATGATGTAGAAGACGACTATCTTTCGCTGCTCATTTCAGCGGCGAGAAAATACGCTGAGAACTACTGCCAGCTTTCAATCGGCGAGCAAACTCTTGTTCTGACAGCCTCAGAATTTCCAAATGGTATGAGACGACCGGCTGAGAAAATCTATCGCTATCTGCCGCAACCACCACTCATCAGCGTGGATTTTGTCAAGTATTACTCCAACTCGGTCCTGACCACTTGGGACAGTTCTGAATACCGGCTTGATCTGTCAATGCCCGGAAATATCGTGCCGGTGAACTGTTTCCCGTCCGTCGATTGCCGACCTGATGCGGTGCAAATCCAGTGGGTTGCAGGCAAAACAGCAAGTGAGAACATCAAGCTGGCTTGCCTGATTATGGTCTCACATTGGTATACGACGAGAGAACCGATTGTCACGGGAACGATTGTGGCGAAAGTTCCGTGGTCGGCTCATGCCCTGCTGGATCGTGAAAAGTGGGGTTCGTACTGATGGGATCAGGAAAATATCGCTATCGGGTGCGAGTGCAAGCACCTATCGAAACCATCATCAACGGATCACCAAAATACACTTGGTCCGATCTGGGAACGTACTGGGCAAATGTCAAAGCCATCAGGTCCAGAGAACCCACCGAGATCAAATCCATTGTTGATCTGACCGTCTATGAGATCACATTGAGATACCTCGACATCACGAGCAAACATCGGATCATCTATGACGGCAAGGTATTCAATCTCGCTGAGGTGGTTCACGATGAGCGTAAGACGGAAACGATCTGCAATGCGGTCGTTCGTGCTGGCGAATTGCCCAGTGCAAATTTTGTAATGCAGGCTTCGGGCGGAATCTCCATTGGTGGCAGCTATGTCTAATGGCTGGCAGGTTTCTGGGATCAAGGAAATTGAGTTTGTTTTTGACAACTTCATCAAAAAGGAAGCTCAGAAGATCATCAAGCGTGCCATGAAAACCGAACTGACGCCGATGGCAAATGAGATCAGAGCGAACTTTCCGAAGGACACCGGCAAGACTGCGAAGGAAATCAAGCCACGCATGAGAACCAAGCGAGGCGTGATCTTTGTTGATATCAGTTCCAAAGACAACAACTACATTCCCAAGTTCATCGAATTCGGAACGGTCGATCATGCTGGCAATCAGACTTCCAAACCCTCTTCCATCGGCTCGTTGATCTCAGGTTTGTTTGGAACGACCGACCATGCTGGGAATTGGCATATCAAGCCTCATCACACTTTCGGGAATGTCTTCAAACATCGGGGCGAACAGGTCAAGAAGAGAATGATCGAAAGAATCCTGCATGATGCCCAAGACAAACTGAATCCATTTAATGATTGAGACTCATACATAAAAGTATGAGTGCGGAAGTCATTGTCTGGAATCTGGTCAAGGATATCACGGAGCGGGTCTATCTCTCGACTGCGCCCCATAACCCCACGAAACCGTTCCTGCTGGTGACGCTGGTGTCGGGCACACATGAGCATGTCTTAGGCGGTGCTGCCGGTGTTCTGAATGCCGAGTTCCAGTTCGATGCCATTTCTGATGACCTGCACGACGCCATTGAAATGATCGAGTCGGTAAGAAATATCCTTGATGGATACGCAGACGAGAGCATTCTCTATTCCACAATCCAGTTGGAGCAGGACATGAGCTTGCCCCCGAATGACAGTTCACCCGACTGGCTCTTTCGCAAAGCTGCTCGCTATATGATTCGGGTCAAGGAATCGATCCCATCTGCATAAATAAAACAACCACTTATACACGAGGTTGTTTTATATGCCACTTAACACATACGCAGGCGCACAATGCACCTTCTCTTATGACGGAACAGCGATTGGCGGAATTGTCGATCTTGCTCCATCCGGCTTCTCACGTCCCGCTGTCAAAAATACAGCGATGGGCGATACATCCCAGAGCTATCGAGCATCAACACAATTCGACGGCGGAACTGTCGATGTCACTGTCAATTACGATCCCGCTGACGCCGGACATACCAAACTCAGAACCGATGTCAGAACGGCAGTCACCGCAGCGAAGGCGTGCGTCATCACTTATCACGACGGCAGCACAGATACGTTCAACGGGTTCGCCACGAACGAAGTCATCAGCAACATGACCAACGATGACACCGACAACTTACAAGCGAAGTTCACGATTCAGGTTGTGGGAGCCAGTGTCTTTGCCGCCGACTCAACATGATCTTTGACGTAATACAACTTTTGCACTGAACACTTGGAGGAAGATGATT